CAATTCGAATGATCTTTGGAGTTTTACAAAGTATATCCATAGTAGAAAATTGAGCGTTTCTAAAAATAGTGGCTATAGAATCTGCATAACCTCTAGCAGTATTAGTTCCACTTTTTAATGGTACATTCACATATACCATTATGAAACCTTCATATCTATGAGTAGCATTCTCTCCAGAATTGTAAGTTATTTGTCTTCCAATACCTTCATCAATTATTATATGAATAAAAGCTGTATCAGCAGATGGAGTATAATCTATATTATCAATGGCCACATCCGTAGCACTCCAATTATCTGTTAATCGACTTTCAATATATTGGCGTAAATCTTGAAAAGATCCCATAGTTAAATACCAAAATAACTTCCTTTAAGGTCTTTTATGAATTGACGTATTCTTGGTTTCACTTGTAGTAAAGCTTTTTCATAAACCAAATAAGGCATTGTTGAACTCTCAGTACCTAACCAACCAGCATATTCTACCTGTTTAGCATAAGAATACCCTTTTTCAGTTTGAACTGAATTTGTAAGAAAAACATTATCCTCAGATTTAATAGACTCCAATTTAGGTAATTGCGATGCCAATACTTTGCTTCTGGCCTCATCTAAAGAACCAGCACCATTTTTCGAAAAAGAATTATCTTCAGCTCCAATACCTATTCTATGACTGGATACATATCTACCAGTTACAAAAGGAACATTTTCTGCACTAACAACCGCTTTAAATAACTCTTCTCCAACTTTCTTCTTAATTGCAGCAGCCAGATGTGGTACACGACTGATGTACCAATCTAAATTTAGTTCTTTTCCACCTCTTCTTTTATCTACTGTGAAAGAAGTATTATAATCACCAGCCATTACAATCTCCTCAACCACATTTTCCAAGTGGCAAAAGCAGGATCACTGTCTGCTAACATAATGCGATACTTCACATCACTCCACAACAACCAATCATCACTCTTGGGGGTGACTGCTAAATCATTAGCTGCAATAACTACTTGTAAATCCTCGATTTGTATTGGAGTATCTCTTATTTCTTCTAAACCATAATGACGAAATACACCTTTAACCTTATAAAATGGTCCAGTTATGGTTATTTCATCTCCTGCTGCTTCAGTCTCTACAGTCTTTTGAGTTAAAGTAATTCCCGTATCTGTAGCAGCCGTAGCTCTAGCATAACCGTTATTGGTTGCACTTGTGAAACCAGAAATCTTAAACCACTGTACATCATCCGTTGGAATATTATAAGCAGAAAGGTCTGTACTCACAGATTTTAAAGAAGTAGAAGCTACCATGGATAAATCAGTCACCGCACTTATTTCAATAGCACCACTTTCTACATTAGCACCAGTGGTAGCATTATAAGTGGAAGTGCCCAAAGAGTGAAAATAAAAATATTGCGGAACATCATCAAAAGCGTCAATGATAGTCTCCGCTATACTCTGAAAAACTGATTGCAAACCCATAGTTAACGCCTCTCTAGTACTCGGCTATTCGACACACCCAAAACACCGTATGGTTTTATCATATCAAAAACCAAATCGGGAATAATCCCTACTCTATCTCTAGCATTTATATATGCTGCTAGACCTCCAGCTTCTAGTCTTGAAAAACCTTTAGTAGGATCTTCTGCTGTCCTGTCTTTTACAGAAAGTAACCTGGCATATTCTGCTGTAGCTTCTTGTAGAAATTTCGGTATTGTATCCTCATCTACAGCTTCCCCATCTGAATCAGAGATACTTTCCCTAGGCCAACGTAGAGCTTGCGCTGTCGTAGTTTTATTCCCGTTCCAATCAATTTGTTTATCTAACAGAGACGTGGCCCAAATAAGAGTTGCCTCTGCATTAGCAGTTGTTAAGCTACTCCAAGCAGAATACGTGTGAATATTTCTTTGAAGATAATCTGAAGCGGATGCCAAAGTACAATAGGCATTTGCCGAGGCTGATTTAGCAGTTGCTACTAATGTTAGGGCCATGATAGAACCTCAACTTATTTCTTTTTCAAAATACTTTTTGATTTAATACTCCCTTTAACAATTGGTTTTTCAACTTTTTTAATAGGAGCTGGTTTTACTTTTTTAACAACAGGTTCAACTATAGGCTTAGGTTCTTCTTTTACAGGGGCTGTAAAAGTGTAAGATCCATTTGCAACAGATTCCTTAGCATCAATCATGTGTTCAACAGTGAACGGTTTCCCAGTTTTTTGCTCATAAATAGTTATCATGACAAACTCCTTTTAATTTAAGCTTTTACTCAAATTCACTATTTTCCTTTTAGGTTCTCTACCAATCATATTGGGCTTTGCAGAACTACTCCAACCATCTCTGTGCCAACCAAATTTATCTAGAACAGTTGCGACATCACCCTTCATTCCAGCAGCATACTTAGGATCGGCATCATTTAAAACTACACCTAATCTATTTAGATACTCACTACTCTCTTGAAGCAAACCTAATGATAAGTGGAATAAACAATAAGCTGCTGCTTCTGGTACATTTGCGTAAGTAAATCTATTTCCACTAGCTAAAGGATTATTAGAATATTCTTCATACACTTCCATAAATCCTTTTCCACCCTGAATGACCAAATTCAACTTCTTTTGCCAAACACCAAATTCGGTCAAATTCATCAGTAAATCTAAATCACGTGGAAATTTCTTTAACCCTTTTAACAACCACCTTTGACAATTTTCTTTATCACTCACTTTTCTGAAAACTGAAACGGCAGTACAAAAAATTGAACCATTAAATTCAACTCCATTTTTCTTAACAACTTCCTCATACTTAAAAATATACTTAATAGCTGTGTTATACTCGCTATATGCTGTGTATGCTTGAACCAAATAAAAATAAGCAGCCACATCATCTGGATCTTGTTCAATTCTTTTCAAGAGAAGGCTTTCAGTACGTTTTCTTTTAATCAATGCTTTCTCTGGTGTTAAATCGTACCCGTAATGATTCAATTCAATTAGATTACAAATTGGCGCTTTTGAATCCCCATTTATAACTTTAGGGGCATTATGAACTGTTCCTAAATATTCAACATGACCCCTTCTAAAAAGACGAACAGAATTAAAACGCATTACCTGTCTATCTTGTTGAATATCATGTAAAACAATAGCAGCAGAACAACAAGGTTCTTCTAATTTAAGTAACCACTGCTTCAATTCCCTAATGGAAGATTCATTGGGTACAATTAGTTCTTCATCAGCATCAAAAATGAAAATCCAGTCTGAGGTAGCATATGAAACAGATTGATTCCTGTGTTTCGAAAAATCATCTTCCCAAGGATGTTCATAAACTTTAGCACCAAAGGACTTAGCAATCTCAATAGACTTATCTTTTGATCCTGTGTCAATAACAATTAGTTCATCTGCTAAATTTTTTAAAGATGGTAAGGAACGTTGAAGGTTCTCTTCTTCGTCCCTTACCATCATGCAGATAGAAATAGATACTTGCCCCGTATCATTCATTATCTACTCCTTATTTTGTGAGGTAATACTCATACTTTACGCCAGTTCCACAAGTACCACCAATGGTCAGGTAATGTCGCAGATAGCGATAAACCGTTCCATCAAACTCATTGTTGAAAGGAATAATGTACTTACCAACGCCCAAATCAACAGCACTGGTAATCTGAGTAGAATCACCCAACTCAATAATATGAAGATCAGTAAGAGTGGAGAAAGAAGTATTCTTTCCACCCTGCAGCCTAAAGGTCATTTTGGTAGAAGCGAGAATATTAGGCACTGCATAAACAAGCAGTACAATATTACCAGCAGTACGTCCACCACCAGTATCAAAGGTTTTGTCCGTACCAACGGGACTTTCACCTACCATAGAAGTTGCTACTGTACCTTTGGCTTTAAGAACCAGAAGGTCATCCACCAACCTAGTTCTTCCATCAACCGTAAAAGTATTGTTTGCCATTTTTAATACCTCTCTATTTCAAGATTTACAAAAAATCAAAGAAAAACCCTTTGATTACGCAGCAACGGCACCATCCTTAATGTAGCGTAAACGGGCAGCAGCTTTGGGACGCAGAACGGCAAGAGAAATATACCATTCAATCCTAGTACGGAACACAGGTTTGGTATCAATCTCACCAAGATCCCTAACATCCATAACACCATTCTGCAAGCCCATAACACCATTTTCTGCAAATGAGACACAGTAAATGGAAGTACACTGAGAAGTACCACTATCAGCCGCTTCGGTGAAAGGCATAATATCGTTGTAATCATTATCCTTATCAGCAATCAGAATCGGCAGATCATTGTACTTGGTAATTCTACGACCAAAAGCATCTACATCATAAGTAATATAGCCACCAACGGTGGTAAGTCTTGCAGCAGCAGTAAGCCGCCTACGCATAGTTTTGTTCATCAAAAGGTGAGTCGGTTCATCCACAGCATCAATAAGCTCATCAAGCTTAACCAAACTAAGGACATCACCACCACCAGTTGCACCATCATCAACAACCTGATCACCAGTAAGACGAACCTGGAGACCATCAAATTCTTTAGGTGTAGTTTCAGAATCACCTTTAAGAATAGATTTAGTCATAGCAAGCGACAGGGCTTTAATTTTCAAAGCTTCCTGCGCTCCACGCTGATCGGAATTACCAGTTTTCACCAGCATAACATCAACGTCCAAATCACCACCGGCGATTGCCAGAGATTCAGTAATCTTATCGAATTCTCCGGTTCCCTCAGAGTAAGCTTCATTCACTCCTCTAAACCCGGCAGTGGGTAAATTTTTCTCACGGTTAAAGGTGAGAGCATTACCAGTAATATTTTCAAAGGGCAGAAACTGCAAAATATCGGAACCTCTAGCATACAGTTCCATAACAGTAGCTTTCAGAGCTTCATCCCGACCCATAGCGATCTTTGCCGCTTCAACGAGTGTTAATGCCATTTTTAAATCCTCCTGCTAAAATTTTATCGTCTAAGAGCTTTAAGGCGTTCCCCAGCCGGCATCGAAGTCAACTCTGCCATTCTCTGACGTTTAGCTGATCCTCCACTGGCGTTACCACCAGAGTTTGAGCCACCTGAAGTAGTCCTCATAATATTGTCTTTTTGCGGGTAATCATTGATGATCAATTCGATGGCTTCATCAGGTGATGCATACTCACCAGGCTTAGCCTTACTAAAAATTTTCTCACCAGACCGATCCACAGCATAGACAGATATACCATTCTCCCCATCCTCAACAACGAAATACTTCCCGAAACTGTCATAAGCAATATCAGGCGTCAGCACAGTTCTATCCTTAATAAACTCGTTTCGGTCGAAAGCACCTTTGATGATCAGGTTCCTAATGGCTCCGTCCTTTCTCTGTATATTGGTTTCAAGAGATGAAATTTGGTGTTGATGTTGAGTGTCAATATCTTTGATCTTTCCTTCATACGATTCTGCTACTCCAGCTTTCACCTTTTCAATCTGAACCGCATTTTTTTCATCCACATCTTCAAGATTTTTAAGTAGGTCCCTAGCTTCTTTTGCCTCTTTTGGTGTGATATCCCCGAAATCTTCTAAAGTCTTTAACTTAATAGAAAGTTCTTCTGGTTCGTGATCTCCCAAAAGACCCATTTTCTGTTGAAGTTTGTCCTTATCTTCCCTATACTTCTTAGCTTCCGCTTGAAGTGTAGGCACTTTAGAATAAAGGTGAATACCATCCAGTGGAAATGTTTTCTCATCCTCATCTTGATCATCAAATACCAGAGGATGTCCCTCTTCACTCAACTCAATAAACTTACCCTCTTGGGCCAACTTATACTGTAATGCCATGATACGATCTCCTTTGTCTTTCCAGACAGTTCAAATTACCTTTCCAGGTTCCAATAA